CCTGTACACCCTTTTGTCTTTGCGTGTGCCTCAGCCTCTTCTATGGTGCTAAAAACAGGTTGACCATCAATCATACCAACTTTACTAAAATCTTCTCTAACCTCAACATCTAAAGGTTTAAGCCCCATTTCTGCTCTAAGTTCGTCTTCTGTCATTATTCCTTTTAAGTCTTCAGAAGTAAATTCTAAAGTAATAGGCTTTAATTGTACAAACTCTACTGGTAAATCCATATCATTAACAGAGAATATTGTTTGTAATGTATTTTTGATATGCAGTTGGAACGGAATAATTACTGTATTTAAATAAAAATTAAAGGCTGAGTTAAGTTCATCTACGTTTGAACCTAATCCTGTGTCGTTTTTTATACCCATTAGCATAGGGCTAGTAACTCGATGTCCTGTAAGTATGTTTTGTGTAAGTAGTTCTTGTAGTGCTAGATATTGTTTGTCTGCATCTGATACACTTATTGGAGTAATTTCTGGCGTTCTAGTTCTGTCATCAGAAAACGTAAGAATAAATTTTCCTGAGTTTTTAGCCCCTGTAAATTTGTCTGCTAGGCTTTGTTCTATTTGTCTTCGTTCTTCTGCCGTTGGCACTCCGTTTGCGAAACTTATAAAGTAAGAACCACTAAATCCATTCTCTATATTATTAAGATGAAACTCTGCTACTCTTTGGTCTACTAGTGCCCAATTACAAGCAGCTAGATAGTCTGGGGTGTGGTATATGTCCATATTAGGGCTATAAGACCCTGTGTAAAGTAATTGACTTCCTGAAGTTCTGTCATTAACATTAAAAGCTGCTATTGGGTAAGGCTTGTGTGTTCTTGTATTTGACCAGTCTGCACTAATAAAGTAAGTATCAACTTTGCCCATTTTGTTTGGTCTACCTGCTCTTACTCTTTCAACTGGCACGTGATAAAGCTCTGCAATTTCTGTACGTTCTCTATTCCAAATAATATGCAAAGCGTAAGCCCCCTGAAGTTTAAAATCAAAAGCTACTTTTTTTATTACTTGGTGTAAAGACTCTTTAGAATTTGCGTGTCTTAAAAACTTTTTTAGTTTAACATAAGCTTCTAGGCTAGTGTCATCATCAGAAACTATTAAATCTTCAGAAGCAATCATCTCTGACGTCTGTTTTACGATAGCAGCGTGTGTACTAGAATTGTAGTAAAGGTCTATAAGGAATTGTGGATATAGGTTTTTCCAGTCATCCGTGCCGTACTCGATATAGTCCCTACCACGTACCTCTTGTACAATAGGTGCAGTTGATGTTTCTAAATTTACTGATAAAATTGAGTCTTTCATAATATTTTAATAAGGTGGTTCAGGTATTGTATTAAATACATCATTTAATTCATTTAACCAATCTTGTTGATTTGTTGACTGCCATAAATAAGGAAGTTCTGAATCCATTTGTTGGTCAGGGTTTACACTTCCATAACCAAATATAGTTGTATCTGTGTAAGATATAAAATAAGTCTTTTCAGTTGGATATTTAATTTCGTGTGTCATAGTTTTATGCTTGTCCTCCGTCTGTTATTACTAATCCTTTAGTTACTAATGATGCTCTTGCTGTTGCTGCTGCACCTGCACTATATTGAGTGCTTCCAAAAGTAATAGCTAAACCACTAGGATAACCTGTTAAAGTATCCCATTGAATTAACAAAGCATCATAATTAGCAGTAGTCAATGCACCTGCGGTCATAAAATTAGCTGCTGATGTTGCATTTCTAATATCCCAAGTCTCTAAACCTGAACCTTGAAAAGCATTTGCACTTAAACACCAATTAGTAAAATTATTTACTGTGGTTACATCCCAACCTGTAACTGAACCATTAAAAGTAGTACAGTTTCTAAGTGTATTTCTTAAATCAGATGTTGTTATAATTGGTGCATCTTTTGCTGTAGATGTTAAATTTGAACAACCATAAAAAGTACCATTAAAATTAATTGATTGATTACCCCAATTTATAATGTTTGTTATTTTTGCCTTGTCATTAGCATTACCAAAATATACTCCAATATCATTACCTGTTATAGTAATTGTAAAAACACCGCCTGGTCTTGGGTAATTGTGTTGTGTACTAGCAGTTACTCCTGTATCTGAAGTGCCATCTCCCCAATCAACATCAAAATTATTAGTGCCTAAAACTGACAAATAAAATGATGCGGTACCTGTCTGTCCTGCAATGGTTGTGTCTATTGTAAAGATAAATCTTTCATCAGCACCCCCACCTGCTTTTTTTAGTGATGGTAAACTTAGACCTAGTTTTTGAGCTAACATTATATTACTTGGTCGTAGTAACAAATAGCAACACCACTTGTTAAAGTTATTGCGGTACATTGAAGAAATAATGTAGTCCCTGCTGCCATAGTAGTATGAAGATTTGAAGCAGCTGAACCTGTGCCTGTTTGTATATTTGAAGCTGCTATTGAAGCTATTACTGATTCTACAGGAAAGTGTATAGCGTAGTAATCTTTACCACTCATTGCAGTTGTGCCTATTACATCACATCTGTGTTTTCCTAATTGCTCTGTTAAGAGTTGTTGTACATTTTCTATTGCCATTTTTTAATTTTTATTGTCCGTAATATATATAATTTGTTCCTGATGGTTCTTGTCTTTGTGTGTATTGTACTTGAGCAGTACCTGATTTATCTGCTACATACATTTTGCCTTTTGTTACTAATCCCTGTACTACTCCATGAGTAGGTCCCACAGGTAGTACATCATTTTCGTTTATTGGTGCGTTACCTACACTTATAGCTACTGCACCTGTCCAACTTACCTCGTACACTTCATACTTGTAATAACCTGAAGGCACTAAGTTAAGCCTTCCTGTATAAACATCATTAATAGCAGCAGGACAAGTTGAAGCAACTCCATTTAAGATTAATGAATCAAACTCAACAGTATCTTTATCAAATTGGAATTTAACTGTTCTATTAAAAGAAACGGCAGGTACTGTTTTAGTGTTTATACCAAGTGTTAATGGTATTGTTACCCCTGTATCTCCTGCACCGCCTGATGTAGTTTTAAAAACTCTAAAATTAGCCCCTCCCACAGGTAAAGATGTTACATTCATAGTAAACGTTTGTTCTGCTTGACTAGCTGCACCTTCAGAAGCGAGTGTTGCTACAAGTACATAAGGAAAGGTACTAACACCTGCAACAAAGTCACTACAATCACTTATTTTAGATGGTAGTGCCGAGTTTTCAAATACAAACTTTGTATACCTATCATATATTAAATCAACAGTTGAATAAGCATATTGTATTGACTTATCCATATCATTTGTAAACTTTACTAAGTGCCTAATCAAATCAGAACCTACTGATGTATCTATTCTATTATCCTCTGTTTGTAGGAAAGTTGTTAGCTTAGTTTCTGTTGTAGCTTGTATCATATATTATATAATAGAAAAAGTTAGAAAATATTTGGCATTTAAAAGAAAAGAGGGCTAAAAAAGCCCTCTCTTCAAGATATATATGAAAAACTACTAAGTGATTTATGAAGTAGTAGGGAAAGTTCCCGCTTCATTAATAAAACCACTTTGGTCCCAAGGAATTGTTGTATAATCTTCTAGCATAGCAAAAGGTATTGCCTCCATTCCATCAAAGGTAAGAGTATAGCCGTTTCTATCTCCAAATGCCGCACCACTATCCATTGTGCCTGCATTAAGCTCTAAGCCGTTTTCCATACCTAAAGCAATAAATACATCATGCCCGTTAGCTAATTGTTGATTTAATTGAGCAAAAATTCTTACTTTACTCTTTCCTAGTAATTTAATTTCGTTTTGGTCTTCTTTTGTAAGTCTGTTTAATATGATATTAATAGTAGGTGTGTAGTAAATTGTTCCATTTTCTCTAGACCCTACAATTGTATCAGTTACACTAGCCACTCCTAAAGGCATAACATATTCGAAAATCGTAGAACCATTCCAGTCAATTGCATCAATTTCTAATGGGTGTGTTGCATCATAAGTATAAGACACATTTGGGTCGTATACTGAGAAAAATATTTTTTTTACACCTCCTGAAATTCGATTACAATCGAGACCCCTTCCGCGCGTAAGTGCTGTACAAGCCATAATTTTTAATTTTTAAAGGGTTAAAGATGCAAGGGCTTTTACACCCCTGCTTCTATTAATTTATTTTATTTACGATACTAATACTACATCAGCGCCAATACCTACTTGACAACCTCCTGAGTATCTTGCAACAACTCTCATATTGTCAGAACCATCTAAAGCAGACATATCCATTAATGCAATTCTAGTTTGGTCTGAAAGCAAGTCAGTACCAAAGAAAAGATTTGATTTTTCTGCTGCTACTAAAACATCATTTGACATTCCTGTACAAACTGCAATTTTTATTCCTTCAAATACTGCGTCATAGTCACCGTTCATAGAGTAAGCGTTAACATATCCTAAAGTAGATATAGCTGAAATATATAATCTGTAAGACTTAGGTGACATATATATGTATAAATCTTCTTTTGTGTATACAGTTGTTGGTATAGCTGCTGTACAATTTTGTAAGTTTTCGATAATGTTTCCTGCTGCAAAAGCAGTACCTGCACCACCTACATTAGCAACATCAACTACTGTTGCGTCAGCAACTAAAATACCTACTGCTGCTGCTGGAGTTACAAAACCTGTCCATTCACCTGCATTACCTACATCTCCATTCCATATATTGTTCTCAGTTGAATCTGCTATAATTTCACCTAAGTAAGAAATTACATAGTCATCAAAAGAAGCTGGAGGTGGTGCGCCTGCACCTGCTCTCATTTGTAATGCCTCCCAAGAATCAAGCAAGTCTTGCTTACATAAATCAGTGTTTATTTGTAGGTTCTTTGGTGTTAATACGTTTTCTGTTAAAGCAAGTGTTCCTGCTCCAGTAAAATTACAAGTTGCATCAACTACCATTCCAGTAGCGTTCATTTTCTGAATATTACTTTTAAATTTGATGTTTTCAATCATTGTTAAGTACTCCATTGAAGTAGATTGTCTTAATGCCGCTGAAATGTAAAAACCAGCTGCTTTTCCTGCATAATTACTTGTTGTTGTTAAAGCCATTTTTTTTGTTTTTTATTTATTATTTATTTAAATTGTATATAAATCGTTCTTGCTTAGTAAGTTTACCATATTCTTTTTTAGTCAATACAGGTCTTTCAGAACTAAATTTATTTGTGTTAATTGGTGATTCAGCAGGTTGTGCTGCTAATTCAGTTTTTAGTTTTTCGTTCTCAGCTTTTAAATTTTCTAATTCTTCTTCTGCTGAAAATTCAACTACTTCTGTTGTTTTGATTGTCTTAGGGTTTTTAGAAGGTTCAACAACTTCTTCAGCCATTTCTTCTACTTCATCATCTCCTCCAACTTTTTCTTCTTTCAGAGAAGCTACTGCATCTTCTAGGTTTTGGATTCTTTTCTCCATACCTTTCCAGTCAGCTACATCTGCTTCTTCTTCGTAGTTATCTTTATCTTCTTCAGCTAAATCTTCTTCAGTTACTTCTTCTTCAGTTTCAGATTGCATAACTTCAGCAACTACACCTTCTTCTTCTACACGAAAGCTTACACCATCTTCTGTCTTGTAAGTTCCGATAGGTAAAAGTATAGTTGTACCATCTTCAGTTAAAACAGATATATCAACACCTGCTTCTAATTCTTCAGCAGTTGATACAAAGATTGTGCCGTCTTCTGACTTTGCCTGGTAAGCTAAAATGATTTCTTCTTCGGCTTTGTTTAAGCCAAGTGCTACTAGTATTTGTTCTTTAATGTCCATAGGTTCTTTTTTAATATAATAGAATAGTTATTTATTTATTTGATTTTTAGATTTTATAGTATATCAATTGCAGTTAAAACTTTATTAGATGCTTTTAACATATCATCTTGAAAGTCTTCAGCTTCTTTTAATCTAACTGTAAAAAGAGTAACTGCTTCATCTGCACCTAGTTCTTTTGCAGCTTTTACTGCTTTTTGTGCTTTACTTGCTGCATCTGCTAAAAATTGACTACTTTCTCTTAAATTGTCTGCTTCTTTTCTTATTATCTGCTCACTTTTTCTTTTAGCTGCTAATCCTTTATCTAATAGTTTTTCAATATCATCTATCAAAGCCAACTCAACCTTTTCAGTCTTAAGTTCAGTTTTAGATTCTTTAATCATTTTATTTAAAGCACTTAATATTTGTTCTGGTGTTGGTTTCATATTATTTTAAATGTGTTAAAGTTCCGTTACCTCCTATTTTGATTATAGTATCTATTGTTTCTTTAGTAAATGGTTTCATTATGCTTTTAATTTTAAAAGTTTTCCTAAAATATCTCCTGCTTCTTGTGCTTTTTCTCTTACATTCATAGCTACTTTAATATCTGAATCAAGTTCACTTACTGTTTCTTCAACTCCTAAATCTTTAGCTTTTTTTTGTAGTTTTTCGAACTCTCCAACTAAACTATAAATATCTGAACCAAAGTTAGTTCCTTGTGAAGATTGTTTTGCTACATCAGAAATCCAACTACTATATTTTTTTATCAATTTAGTATATTTACCTCTTGTTGCACCAATAGTTGCCAACTCTACTTTTTCAATTTTTTTTTTACTTAACAATTCTTTTAATGCAGTCTTAACTTCTTCTGTTGTAAATTCTTTCTTTTGCATTTGCTCAAATTTATTAGTAAAGTAACCTTCTATTGAAAGCCCTTTAAGTTCACCTGCTTTTATCTTTTGCCAAAGTTCTTCGTTTTCTATCTTCATTTTAACGAACCAAGTGCCATTAGGCAAGTCGTAGCCGTACAATTTAGACTTATCATTATCACCCTCCTTAATCCAAGACTCTACTGTTAAAACGCCTGAAACTCTTTCGTTGTGTTCGTGTGTAGCTTTGTGGTGATTGTTATGTTTTAAATATAAATAAGCCGCTTTAGCTACTGTCGCTTTTGAAAAGAAAACATAATACTCAGAATCTGTATTAGGGTCATATCTAAATATCTGCTTGTTAGGTATAAGTGCAGGGCTAACTAGCATTCTCTTTTCTTCATCTACCTTAGCAAATGTCAAGTTGTTTTTTTCTTTACCAAAGAATACAAAGTCTTGCTCTATTGCAGGAGAATTGACTAAAGAGATAGCATCAATAGCTAGTTCTTGACTATCATCTGCTATTACTAATTCTACTATTTTAGTTTCTTTCATATTATTTTAATCCTTGTTGTTCAAATCTTTTTATTAAAGTTTTTGTTCTTTTCATTTGACTTTCAGTATCAGTAATTAACCCTTTTATTTCTTTAACTTGAGGTACACTATTAACTGAAACACCTAATTCTTTTGCAGCTTTTTCAAAATTATTTAATTTTTCTTGAGCTACTTCTTGCATTTTTGGTTTTAATTTAATTAATTTAGAATATACATTTAAAGAAAAATTTCTATATTTTACTAATTCTTTTATATATTCATCTCCTTCATCTATTCTTGCATCAACATATTTTAAAGCACTTTTCATACCTTTAATTTGTTTTTCTAATTCTTTTATAGAAGATAACTCTATTTTTTCAACTTTACTCAAATTAAATTCTTTTAATTCTTTCTCGTATTCTTCATACGTTTTCTTTCCTAGTGGTGTTGGTTGCATCTTATTGTATTTTTTAGGGTTAGCTTTTTCACACGCTTCTTTAGTGGCATACTTACATTCTCCAGTATTGCCGTACTTATAGTTTCCGTCTTTACATTTTTTACAAGGCATATTATATAATAGATTTAATTAATATTTATTTGATTTTTATATTGTTGCTCTTCTTCTTATTGTTGCTAATTTGTTCTGATTCGATGTTATGTCATCACTAACTACGTAGGCCTGAACAGGTTCAGGGGCTTGTCCACCACCTAATTCAAAAGTACCTGACATCATTTGTGGTGCAGGTGCTTGTGCTGATGCACCCATTCCCCCACCTCCTCCACCTCCTGGAACTTGTACCTGCATAATAGATTGCACATTAGCTAACCCTGTTACTATTGCTGCTGCTGCTGCTGCAAATCTTGAAGGTCCTACAAAAGCATCATCATTTAATATAGAGTTAGCTGCTGCATAAGTGTCCATTATAGCTGAAGCAAGTGCAAATTCTTTATTTTCTCCTGCCAATTTTCCTAATGCACCTGTTAAAGAAGAATAAGCATCTAATTGAGCATTAACTCCTGATTGTACTACTGCTTCTTTTTGTTGTTCATATTGTTTTGTTATAGCAGCCGTATCTATTCCTGACTTCCTAGCCATATCTAACTTTAACTTATAAGCCGCTTCAAGTTCTTCTAATTCTCTTTCTATTCCTGTTAAACTTTCAGCCCTTAGTGTATTTTGTGATTCTAACAATTCTTTTTCTAAAGCTACTTGATTTGTTTTTTGCTCTGATAATTGACCTGTAATAGTTTCTTCTAATTCTAATAATGCTACTTTTTGTTCTTCTAATAAAATAAAGTTTTCATTACTGTCATTTATGTCAAATTGTGCTTGTGCTGCATCTATTTGAATTTGAATTTGTGCTTTTTGTGCTTTTTGTTGTTTCTCTAATATTTTACTTAGTTCTTCATTAGCAGCAATTCTTTCAGTAAAAGTTTTTGTTTCATCATCTCTTATTTGCCTTTGTATTTCTGCATCTTTTAAAAATTGGGCGTTTAATTTAGAAAATTCTACTGCTGCTCTTTCTGCTGCTTTAGTTGTTTCAGTAATTGCTGCTGCTTGTTCTATTGTTTTTTTAGTGTAATCAGTAATAGTTTTTGCAACTTTATCATAACTATCATCAACTCCTGTATAAACATCTACAACTTCTCTACCTGCTTCTTTTATTGTTTCAAATGCTTTTTTAAATTTACCTGTAACCAATTCTGCTAAAGCTTTTCCTGCTAAACCTAATACTTCTACAAATTCATTAAAACGAGCCACTACACCATCTTTAATAGCTGAAGCCATTTCATTAATCTTTTCAACAGGATTAGTAAATAAATCATCAAAAAAACCAGTAATAGTTCCTACGTTATCTTCAATAAATCCAAATAAGTCATTAAATGCTATACTTAATGCAGTCATTCCTGTATTAAAAGCATCTAACACTTTTTGATTCTTGCTAAACACTTCCATTAGTTTGGCTAGTAAAGCAACTACTAAACCAATACCTGCTGCTTTTAAAGCAGTTCCAATACCTTTAATAGCCGTACCCATTCCTTTAAATCCTCCTGAAGCTTTTTCAGTCGATTTATTTAATTTATCAACATCTTTAGTTACTTCGCCAACATTTGATTTTACTTCTGCTTCTAATATTGTTTTATCTGCCATAATTTATACTTTTATATTGTAAATATTTAGAGTACAACTCCAACTAATATTCATATTTGCTGCACCTGTTACTTGAAAGAGCATATCATTAGTACCGCTAAATGCCATTTCTGCTGCCCATCCTCCTGTTGTTCCAAATTTACCTAAATCTACACTTGACTGGTCAACTAATTTTAGATATACTAAGCCAGTAACTCTTACTGATAATCTATCATATACACTTCCTGATGCAGAACTACCTCCTGTTCTAACACCTATAACAGTTGCTTCAAAACTTTGAAAAGAATTTGTTACTGCTTCTCTAGCTATTATAGTATTGTTACTATCACCATTAACAAAAAGACTTGTAGCAACTGCATCAGTTGTAGTTCCTGTTAAAGTTATTGTAGATGATTGTGCTTTACCAACTCCAGTCATACCAAAACCACCTCCACCAATTACAAACTCACCATCTCTTTGAGCCTTTCCGTAATTACCAAATACAGAAGCATTTTTAACACCATTAGCAACTTCATTATAATCTCCTATTATGATATTGTTTCTGTTATCTCCTTTTGTTGTGTTATTTTGCCCTACTATTATTGTATTATTTGTACCTGTCTCAGTTGAATTTCTATCTCCTTTTATAAAATTGTTTTCATTACTTACATTAACACCTATTCTTGTTGAATAGTCAAATGCTACACAAGTTTGAGTAGCTACATTATATGTATATCCGTAAGCTTCACAAGATGCTTGATTTGGTGTTACATCATTAGTGCCATCTGTAAAAATGACTTGTCCACTTGTTAATACTTCTTTTGGTTTTACTGTAAATCCTGTTCTAAAATTCATTATCCTATTAATATAAATTCAACTGTTGATAAATCTTTTGGCTTGTAATCTATTCTATTTACTCTGTATGCTCT